TCTTTGGAGTTTTGATAGTTTTAAGAATGTAAGGTACTGTTGATTTGAATTGATAAAGGTCTGGGTCATTTGATTCAGTATTTGGATAATCCACAAATACCATTTCTTGTGCCAAATACGGAACCTCATACCATTTGTTTCCATTTGAATCTCTTACATCGTAGATATCGATAATGTTAGTTTCCAATAAATCTACTTTATTAAATGCTTGATATGAACCAAATGTGAATTCTTGCGTTACAACTTCTGCTGAAATTGCTTGAACATATTTCTTAACCAAATAAAGAGATGCCTCGCCAGTAACTGAATCAGTTTGGTAGATTGTAATTTCTCTATCTGTATCATCTGAAAAATCAACTACATCTTTTGTAATGAAAGCTACACCATTTGTAGATGTTGCTCTCATACCTTCCTTTATAGTCAACAAATACTTTGGGTCATATGTGTTGTTTACACCACTTCCAATGGATGGAACTAATTGGTAAACCGAAAGGGTTGTTACCGCCGGTGATGTTACTTTTGGTTGGTATCCCAAATATTGTGAAAGAGATATTACATTTTCAATATCCTCAGCATGAACCATTAAAGATTCTTTTAGAGTATCATCAATATAATACGAAAGTGAATCACCAATATAAGATGCCATCTCAATGAACATCATACCTGGAGATGATTCGTTAAAATCAGAATAAGTTTGTGGGAAATAAGCTTTAGCAAACTCAATTAAGTTTCCTCTGAATTGAGCAAAATCTTTATTGAGGTATTTTATATCCTTACCCCTATTCTTAAAGTTTTTATTTGTTTTAGTAATTGCCATATCTTATTATCCCTGTGCTGTGAAGGTTACTTCATTTAGTTGTGCGTTTTCTCCAACTCTAAATGTTAGCGAAACATTTATTCTATTATTATCTTTCAATTCATCAGTTGCCTCAATGTTAATTTCATCAATTACTACATATGGTAACCATTGTTCAATTGATTCGTTAATAGCATCTTCAATCTTACCTTCAAAATCAGATGTGTTTGGTTCAAACAATAATTCCTGCAATCCACTTCCAAATTCAGGTTGTAGGATTCGTTCACCCCTTTTAGTTAATAATAGATTTTTTATATTTGATTTAACTTGGTCTATGGTTTGGTAGGTTTGAGTAAATGTATTATTTCCAAATTGTAAAGGCAATGAAATTCCAATCGCATAACTACTATACGATGGTGTATCCTTTACTACTTTTGAACCTAATTCTATTGCCATTTACTTATTCCATTCCAGGTCTCCACGGACCTTTCTTTTTATCCATTGCTTTCATCAAACCACTATAATCCCTATTCAATGCCTTATCTAAAGCAGGTACTCCAGTTTGAACACCTAACCCTTGAGGTCTAGCTCCACCCATCATATCACCATATCCCATCTTAGCTGCGATATTACTTGCTCCCAATAAGTGTGCATCATTTGAATTAAAAGTCATTGTTCCAGATGATACTTCCATTGGTGCACCAGCATAAGGTGATTGTGTATGTTGAGTTCCATTAAAAGGTTGTGTTTGATTAAGAATTTCGTTTATCACTGGATTCTTACTTAACATCCTTTGTGGTTGTGCTACTATATGTGGTTCGGCAACTACTTCATCCATAAATGTTGGTTGAGCAGGTGCTGGTTTTAGAGCTTCTCTTAGTTGTTTGTTTTCTTTCAACAATTTAGCCATCTCAGCCTTCACACCCTCTTTAACAAGGCGTGGTAGGACAGCTTTAATTTCTTCCTTTACAATAATTTGTATTGCTTTTACTAATTTATCGGTATCCATTACTTTTTTGGTATTTGTTTTCCTCTCCCTATAAATATTTGTTTTAGGTTTTTTTGATTATATACACCCAGGCGGTATAACATAACCCACAATTCCCTTCTTAGGACTTTTTGAAAAACACCCACATCCGTTTCTATCGAACCCACCACCAGATGTATTTCCTTCGATTGTTGTTATTCTACCATCAGGTAATACGCTGGATACAACACCTATGTGATGTGCATGAGCAGCGGTTCCATATAATACAGCTGCACCAACTACTGGTTTTGTTGACCAGTATCCGTTTTTCTTTGCCCAAACTACCCAATTCTGACATCCAGCTGCACCCGGTGGAGTTGGTAATCCAGCTTCTTTCCACCAAGTTGTAACTGCTGCTGCACACCAATAATATCCACTACCATCTTTCTGAACTTTGGCTTGGTTGTTTAATCCACAATTCTTTAACATAGCATCAATTCTACCTGGTCTATTGAATCTCTGTCCGCCAGGGAATCCACCATAGTTTTTGCCCGGTGGAGTACCTGTTTCAACAATACCAATATCCTTTTTAGCGATACTTACAATCTTTAATCCTATTTCACATTTAGAATCACTAATCTCAGTTAACCCATCAACCTCTTCTTCAGTTAAATCAACATCAGCTGCGCTCTTTTCTCCACTAACAATTTCATCTTGCTTTAATGCAACATAATCTTCAGCGGTTTCTTTTTCCGCATATGTTAGGGAACCATCTTCTAACATAGCTTCAGCTTCCAACTTTTCAGCTGCGGCTGCTTCTAATTGTTCTTGTGATAAAGTTGTTGATGGTGCTTCATCTAACTTAGCCAATGCAGCTGCGGCTGCGGCTGGAACTGCTATTGATGGTGCCGAAGGTGGAACATTGTATCCTGTCCAAACAATTACACCCGGCGATGGGATTGGTGTTGGGACGGATGGATATAATGATGTTGTTTGTATGATACCTGATACCGTTGTTAAATGTAAAGTTGCCGCTGAAATAAATTGGTCAACTATAAGTGAGGTATTGTTGTTTGGTGATAGGGGTGGTTGTGGAGTCCAAACTCCGGGGCTAGTAACTAAGTTTGAGTTTACTACTATGTTCTGAACTGAACCTGGTGCTGGGATTACGGGTATTGGAAATTGGTTCAATGTTGCCCCAGTCCAATAAGCCTGAACACCTTTACCAAATTCGGTTATTAAACTAAATACAGATGATGGTGATGATTGTCCTTGTAACAAAGCCACCTTAAATAAAGATTCCATTAGGGATACATTTCCGTTTTGGACTGATATAAGATTTATATTATCTCTGCCTAATTTAATTGCTTTATCGTATTCAGTTGCCCATAGGTTTGCTACAAATTCAATACTGTCTATGTTTTCAGGTGAATCTGCTCTTCGTAATATATTTGATTTGAAAGTAGCCCAAGACATTATGAAGTTTTATTTAATTCACTCAATGTAGTTTTTAATTGAGATTTTATTTTTTGGAATGTAGCAATATTAGTAGGACCTGTTGCTGATGGACCTGATGGGGTTAGGAATACTTGAGCTTCAATTGCATCTATTAATTGAGTTAATAAATCTACTAAAGTTTCTCCCCTAACTAATGATTCTAAATTTTGATTACCTAAATTAATATTCCCATTACCAGTATTTAGGTTAACACTTTTATCATTTGTAGTTACATTTATATTATCACCAACATTTGCCTCAATACCAAATTTATTATCAATTGATAACCACCCATCTGATATAAATCCATAATTCTTTTTTGAGTAAAAAATCATTTCAGCATTTTTGGATGAAATAATAACTCTACCAGAATTCAAAAGAAGTTGGTCTCCCAATAACTCCGATGGGTAATCTCTAAATGTGGTTGGGGATGTTTCAAAATCAGTTGAACCTTTATCATCAACTGTTCCTGGCTGAAATGGTAGTTTATATTGGTTAGAACCCAATACTATAATTGTTCCATCTCTGTTTACATCTTCTTCAGTAGATTCACCAAATATCTTTTTAAGAGATTCACCACTTTCAGAATTTCTTAATATAATCGTTGGTGAAAATTCATTATCAGAGTTGTTGTAAGCGGAAAATCTAATCGATTGACCAAATCTACTTTCTATTAAAGTATCTCCTTCATACAACTTTAATTTATGAATATTTGAATTTTTTTCAAAGTATTTTCCATATCCATCATATTCTGTACTTGAATCAGCATTACTTCTAGCGATTCCCGTTTGTTGAACTGTTGAATATGAAGATGCTTTCTTTTGCTGATTCTTATCTTTTGAAAATGTATTTGTTATAGTTGTTTCAGATGAACCTATATTGGGAGTTGGTGATGGAGTTACTCTCTCATACATCATACCATTACCTTCAACATCTATCATTCTTACCAATTCATTTTTAACTGGTAATGATGTATAATTTTTATTATAAGGAACTGCTAATGGTAAATACTCATCCGATTTGGTGGTTGAGTTTTGTAATCTATATTGAATTGAACCAATATACTTGCTTCGTTCACCTTCAGGTATTTCTAAATCTTTTAGAATATCATCATCAATATCCAACACAACGGCATATACAACCCCCATTGTGGTTTTATTATCCGAACCACCTTTTGATGTTTTAGTTGCTTGTATTGATGAGTTTCTATTATTAAACATTTACTTTGCTATTTTTTGTTTAATTTCTTCCACTTCGTTTTCAATAGAGTCCATTCTTTGAACTTCATCTTGAACTGATTCTATTTCAGCTAGAAGTTGCTCTCTTTCAGCTTCAGTAAGAAATCCAGTTTCTCCTTCTGATTTTTGATTAGATGCAATGATTCTTTGTGCGATGGTTGCAAGTTTCAACAATGCATCATCGTTTCTAACTGATGTATCGATTAAATCTTTAATGATTGGCCCAACAACAGCCATATCTCCGGCGTGTCTTACCATTTTTCTCATTTCGGCAATAACTTCTGAGATATGTCTTTTCTTATTTAGTTGGTTATTATAGATATCCTCAAATAATCCACTAAGGTTTTTACCTGGAAATAATTCAAAATCCGTTGACATATGTTTATCAATATTTGTTCAATATATAAATATCAATAAACCAAAAAGTGGATTTACTCAATAGTTTTGGTAACTATAATTTTAATTTTAGGTGTGTATCCTTTCGGTAATTCATTTTTTATACCAACAAACTCTTCTATATTGTTTGGTCGATATGTTAACTTTAATACCTTATTTGTTAAATCTAAAAGTAATTGAGAAGAGGTAAACATCTTTTCAGTATCTCTCCGCATGTTGAGGTTACTATCTCTTTTATAGTATTGTTTTCTCATTGATGGAAGAACCTTATCAATGGATTCAACTTTACCAACTGCTTTTTCAGCAGATAGCTTTCTAATTTTGGAAGATAGATAATCAGGTCCTTCAGAATAACCAGCACCAGCATGAAGATGTCCGTGGTTGGTTCTTACGATAAGTTCATCGTTATGTAGTTCGTATTTAGGATTGTGTTTGGAGGTTGTTTCAATACAAACTGTCTTTGTTGGAGTTGCTATAAAGGTATGTCCCTTAATACCACCATCAAATGTGATTGCTGAATTGATTGTTTCTCTTATGGTTTTTTGTGATAATGCTTTACGAATCTTTTTACCATCTTTAGAAGGTTTACCACCTTTCTTTACGATTTTCTTTTCGTTCTCATCATATCCAACCATCAATGCGGTGTTTACTAACCCCACACCATACTCATTCATACCCTCACTCCAATCGGTGATGGTATCTCTTAAATAGGCAACTTCCACACCATCAATAAGTGTGTGAACAATCTCTAAAGAGGGTTTATAAGCCCTATCTCTATTCTTGGCTAAAATCTTTGAGCCATCGATAGACTTACTAACAATTATACACATAGAGATACCTCCAATTAAATACCTATATAAATATCTAAGATATGTAAATAAAACTACCTACCCTGCCCTCTATAAGCTTTTTTGTAGTTTCTTGAGGTTTTGGTTTTTGAAGATTTTGTTTTAGCATGTACGCCTGGTCTTGATACATGTCTTTCTAATCTTACACTTACTGATTGTCCTTTTGCCTTTGCCATAAATGGTTATTGTAATAAATTAATATATTGTTTTCCATATAACTTTTTACTATAACACATTTATGGCAATAAATATCACAAATTAATCTAAAGCATCTTCAATTGCTCGTTTTACAGCAATAGAAAATTCAGTTTGTTCAAATGGTAAATTTTCATCTTGCAATTGGAGTAGAGTTGCTGCCACATTCATCTTAGCAGTTCCTACACCAACTGATTCTTTACCATCTTTAGTTACAGTTACAGTCACAAAAGTTTTCTTTTGTTTGAATTCGAATGGTCCGATTCTCACACCTTGAGTTGGTGCTTTGATTTCGTTTACAACCACATGGATTGGTGAACCATCAGGACAAAGTGGTGCTTCTTGTCCTACGATTTCTTCGGTGATTTGCCTTACACCGAAAGTGAATTTCTCTTCGGATACTCCATTGATTGAAGCCATTGAGATTACTGAAGCTACAAAGTAGCATATAATTGTATTCATTTTAATTTACTTTATTTGAATTAGTTGTTCTTCGGTGTTTACCCAAAGAAACGATATAAAACCTATTGAGATTGTTAAATGTTCTTACCGATGATTGAGGATATTTGAGATGGTATGTCAAACTATTTGCGTTTGATTCTATATCATCCTTTTCCAATTGAGAATATACCCAATTGTTATTATAAGTGTATCCGGAATTCTGTCCCCATTTGTAGATTTGATATGCGGAGAATACATCTGAATAAGTTACAATATCTGAACTATCCAATGCGTAGAAGTTCATTGTATGATAATCCCAAGATGCAATTTCAGTAGGAAACATTCTTAGATACATTAAGTAATTCATCTCCGATTCTGTAAATGTGTTAGTGATTCCACTTACATCTACCGTTACTCTATACTGATAGTTATTTGGATTTGAGAATGATAAGTAACCAGTTGATGTGGTGGTTTGAGTTCCTTGTGTTGTCCAAACCGAATTTGATGTTGCGTTATCAATCACAAAAGCAACACCATTGGAATAAGTTGCGTTTGTAATCATATTTGATGCTAACCAAGTAGAACCATTTGATAATCCGATTTGTTCTTGTGTTGAACCATCTGCCAAGAATGTTCGTAACACCACAATCATTTTATTTGGATTGTTTTTTGGAAAGTATAAATCAATCTTAGTGTTGATACCACTTATATTATATTTGTAACTACCCTCATATCTGATTCGGAATACATCACCCCAATATGAATCGTTATAAGCTTCGGTTGATGCATGAGACATATTGTTATCGGTACTACCATTATTTACCGAAGTAAAGTGTAGTGTTGGTACATTTGGTGCCGTTGCTGATGAATTGTAGCTATTATAAGTTGTAGTTGGAAATGCTAACCAAGCATTAGCATGAAGTAGTGCAGTTGAGTATGTGGTTGTTCCAATAGTTGGAGTGTAACCATTTGGAAAAGTTATAAGAACTGAACCTTGGTCCGAGTTTGCGGTTGAGAATACAACCGATGTTCCCTGTCCTCTATCGGCTGGAATGTTTGATGTTAGTGAACCAATTGTACCAGTTGTTCCACCCGGCACATAATGTTCTACCTCAACATCAATACCACTCATATCTTGAATACCCACCGTTGAAAAGGTTATGGTTTGAGAATATCCCCCAATTGATACTAAGAGTATAAAAATAAGAGTTAAAATAAACTGTTTCATAACATAATTTTTGTTCCAGTTGAAAGTTGGAAGTTGAGAATATCTGCTTTGTATTGATAAGCCCCACCAAATGAAACACTCCATTTGAAAGTATTGGTAACTTTGAAATCAATATTAGCAAGTGGAACAAAGAGTAATCCACTCTTATACCACTGTCCCTCATAGTAAAAAATGTAAGGAGAATATATTCCCAACAACATAACATTTCCATTCAGAAACCAATCGTTATTGAAGTTAGTGAAACCACCAGCTACAATACTCCAATTCTGAAAATCACTTTCACCAATCTTACCCAAAGTGAAGTTAGTTCCCAACATTGGAGTTACTATCCAAAGTTTTTGGGAAGCAAGAATGGTTGTAGTATTAAATATATCCGATTTGAAGTTAGTCATTGTGGAGTTAGAGAACACTCCCATAAATCCCTTATGTTTATACGAACCATATAAAGTTGAGTTCAATACATTTTCACCGGTGGTATAATTAAAGTTGATACCTTTGATGAATGTTTGTTTGGTGTTAACATGCGTAAGAGACATATTAAACTTAAAGTTATCCATTCCTTTGGTTTTGTAATCCGATGAATTTCTGATAATCACAAAATCACCT